CGCTTCTGCAATGTGCGATTCATATCTTTGTCTTAATGCTTCTAAGATTGCGTCTCTCATTAACACTTCCATCTTCTTCGTGCCTGACGGATACGAGAATTAGGATCGTTACGAGTTTTAGCGGAAGAGTTTCTTAATTGTCCTGCACTTCTAGCACAATATGACTTTCTTCTATTCGCAGCTTTTGATCCTTTCTTCACTTTTCCAGTCACGGCTGTTTTCAACTTGGACCCAGGGTTAGCTGCTCTATATGCTCTAACACCTTTTGCTGTCATACCAGCACCAGATTTAGTAGGCCTATAATTAGCCCCTGGACCTTTCGTTGTCTTTCTAATCGCCATTACTTTTTCTTTTTAGGCTTCTTAGCTGTTTTTGCTGCTCTTCTAAAGTTAGCCGCTGTAGGCGCACCTTTAGATCCAGGTTTTCTCATTTTTTCACCTGAACCTGCAGCGATTCTTTTTTTCTTCGCATGAATGTTTGCGTATAATCCACGTTTTGCCATTATGCTCTTCCTCCTCTTTTGTACCCCATTTTTTTAGCTATGTGAGGTGCTTTCTTTTTTAAGGCTCTTATGCCTTTTCCTTTTTTACCTTTTGGTAACGGTTTTTTCATTTTTGCTCCTTAGTTTTACACTCGCATCTTTTTCCAAAGATGATGTTTATTATTTTAGTAAATAATTTTTTCACTACTTCTTTTTCTTAGCTTTTGTTTTTTTTTTAACAGATCCACCTTTTTTCATCATAGGCTTCTTCATCATACCGCCGCCCATCATCGCTGGTCTAGGTCTGTTATTGTAATCGTTTCTCATATTTGTCTCCTATTTTTTTCCATTACGGAAAATTTGTGTACCCTTTATACCAAAAATACTAGCAACTACAAGCACCCATAAATTAGTAAACCATTTCGGAAGCTCGTGAAAGTATTCAAAAAATAGCTTTACCTTCTCCATCGCAGTTGGATCGTCCGACATTACTGCCCACATAAGCACCACGATGGGCGCCGAAATAATTACGAGTACAAATTCGTCCTTATAGTCGTTTTGACGAGCTTCGAGTAATTTTCCTTGGTAAGCTTCCTCACCTCGGGCCATTTTTTCTGCATGCATTAATTGTGCATCAGACATAGCCATTTTAGTTTTCTGTCTATTTGCGTAAATTTTTCCGCCAGCTTGTAATGCAATTTTTGCTAAACTGAACCAGGCCATATTAGAACCAAGTAGCTGTCTTCTTTTTGTCTTTTAACATAGCACGTCTGCCTCTAACTTCTACAGTCGTACCTTTGTCAATTTTGTTATAGACTCTGTACTCGTTAGTTTGGATTTCTGATCTTGGATCAATTCCTACTTTACTTGGAGAGTCACTAACTTCAACGCCACCTGTTGGAAATCCATCTTTGTTAACGCCTTTGTCTTTTGTAATTTTAACCATAATTATTTTTTCCTTAAAGCTCTACCGAAGCCTCTTTTAGCTTTACCACAACCAACTCTGCCACCTTTTTTATAATTATCAACTCCACCAGTACCGATTATATTATCAGCCATATTTGCTGTACCAGATAAGTCTGTGCCTGCAGGAAAGTTAAGCCCTTGAACCATTCTGTCTCTTCTTGGGACCATACTTCTTGGCATGTCAGCCGTCATACTATTTTGCATTGCTTTTGCTGCTCTGCCTTTTCTACCGGCTAAAGCTGCTGCACCTGCTAAAGCTATAATTGGGGCTGCTTTTTTTAAACCTTTTTTTAATTTTTTTCCAAGTTTTTTTAACATAGTGTCTCCTTTGTATACTATCTTCTAGGTCCTTTCAAGATCCTAATATCTCTTTGTTTAAACCTATCATTTTCTATCTTTGCGTCAATACCCATCTGTGTTTTTTCCAAAGATGTATCGGCTCTTAGCTCTGCTAATTCTTCATTTTGTGCTAATTTATCGTCATGTTGGCCTTGATTCATCATAGCCTTCATTCTGTCTAAATTAATCTTTTCTTGACCTTCAGTCTCTTTTCTTCTGTCATCCATGGCTTTGAGATCAAGTTCTCTTGCTTTTAATTTAGCAATTGGGTCGTTTCCTAGTTGACCCATGATCTTATTCTCTTCTTCCATAAATTCTTGTGTCATTTCTGCAATAAGTTTTGCTTTTCTAGACTCCATAGACAACTGCATACCTAATAACTGTTGTTGTATTTGCATAAACTGCGGAGATTGTTGCATTTGTGGCCCTTGCGCCATTAATTGTTGCATAACTTGTTGCATTTGTGTTGTTTGTGCAATTTCTTCTCTAAATTCTACTTCAATTTGCTCTTGTGCCATTAAACTTATGTGTTCAAAAATATTTTTCTCTAATGCACCTAAAATCATCGGATTATTTCGTGCAATATTCGTTGACATAAAGTTTAAATGCGAAGTTATGTGTGCTTGATGGTCTTGACCTTTAAAAGCTTGGAAAGGTTTGCCTGTCATTGCTAAAATATTCTCTTGTGCAGGGTCCATTGGTGCAGGTTGCTGCGGCGGAGGCAAGATTTTATCAATATCTCTTACTCCAATTGCCGTATACATTGCTCTGTACGCTTCATATAGGTTATGAATTTGCGGATTTGACTGTGCAAGTTGTAATTCTGTTTGTGCCATCGTAATTCTTTGTGATTGTGAAAAAATATTTGGGTCTGCTATAGGTAAAATATCTACTTTGTCGTCAAAGTCTGCAACTTTTATGTTTCTTTGACCTCCAACTACATCATAAGGATACTCAGGTGGTAAATAAGTTTTAAAAATTCCTGCTAATAATTTAAATTCACTTTTCATCGCCACATACAATCTTTTATGTATGGCTGACATGACCCTGGAGCCTCGCTCTAAAAGGGCAATAGTCGTTCCAACAGCTGCCTGTTGGTTGCCGTCACCGACTTGCATGTCAGCTATGGCGGCAAATCGTTGTCCTGCTTGTACCACAATACCCATCAACGACAATAAAGTCTGTGATGGTTCTTTAAATGGTAAAGGCATAAACGCATCTCTGATGTTTCCACCAGGTGCATCGACATCTCTAAATTCGCCGGGTTGTATAGACTGTGCTTCGTCTCTTACCCTGATACCACGCTGTTTAAATCCTGCAGGTAAATTACTTAAAGTACCTGCATCTAATAATTGTCTTAGAGCTGTTGTGGCAGTTCGTGATAAACCACCAATCATGTGTATTAAACCAAAACCATAAAAACCTAGTCCTGGTAAAAATTTAAAGTGAACAAAGTATTGTATCTTTGTTCTTGTAGGATCATCTGGTTGATAATTTCTTCTAATAGATAAAATTTCTCTAGAGCCCATTTCTAATGTTACAATGTAAGGTAATTTAATTCCTGTTGGTTCTCCGTCTTCACCAATATCTTCAAACCCTTCTAGATCTAAATCTAAATGGCACTCAACAATAGAAAACATATCTTCTTGTCTTGTTTTTGTAACACCTTCTAGTTCTCTTTCCTTTTTCTCTACGTCTGTTTCTTGATCGTAACCAGGTTTAATATCTACGTCTCTATAAAAACCTGATACTTGTTGTTTTCTTAAATCGTTCTCTGACATTTTTAAAGTATGACACACAGCTTCTGCATCTTCTAAAGATGACGCTGTATACGGCACAATTAAATCATCAGCCGGTACAAATTTAGAAACGGCTCTACCTAAGAGCTCATCATAATAGACTTTCTTAAAAGTAGAGCCGCTAAGAGGGAGATAAAAAAGCATTTGATCGAACTCGGGTTCATACTCCTTCATCTTATCCATGAGCTGATAGTTCATGAAATCTTTTACTCTAACAGATTGTTCTTCTTTTGCTCTGTCAGGTTTTCCCATGATCTGTGTATGTACAGGTCCTGTTGCGGGAAGTAATTCTTTGTAAGCTTGTGCTTGAAACTGTGTTACCGCTTCTGCTAGTACAGGATGCGTGGCACCTGAAGCGCCTTGAAACGGTTGTGTTGGATTTTCGTATTTAAATCCTAATAAATCTAAACCTTTAACATAAGAGTCTTCCCAATCTTTTCTAGATTGTTTGTACTGCATATAATTTTCGTAAAGTGTACTTGCTAAATCGCCTAAAACTTCATCGGGTAATAAATCAGCTAAGTTATCAAAATGACTTTCAGTGCCTGCTTGATTAACTGCACCAGGTTCAAAATTAATTTCAGCACCACCATCATCAGTTTGTGTTACTTCAATATCATCAGGTGATGGTATTCTATCTTCGGTAACTTCTGTTTCTGCTGCTGCGATTTCTTCTTCGCCAGGTACTTTTATTGTTTGCTCTACATTAGGAAGAGCTTTATCTATATTGTCGTCTGCCATTTAATTTCTCCGAGTTCTTGATTGTTTTAACTTGTTTTGTAGGAACATTCAAGCCTTGTGGGTTTGGCCCACTTCTAGGTGGGATTAGGTTGGTTTTAACGTGTTGCATATTTACAACAAGTGTTTT